CCCAACGTGGCGCAATTACACCAATTTGCAGCCTACGGCTTTCGACGAGTGGTGCCGTCGATTTCCCTCAGGCACCCAAGCTGCTATGCGCCGCGCTCGCGACGAAAACGAGTCGGGCACCTTCTCGCGTCGCCATTTTACGCAGCGCAAGGGCTTTATTAAGCGCGAGAAAGGCAAGAACGCTAGTGAGCTCGGCGGCCAGGACTCTGAACCGCGCCTCATTTCCGCTTCAAGTGCCAATCTCAATGTTGCTCTCGGTCCGTGGACACACGCTTTCTCAAAAGTCATTCGTCGAATTTGGAATCGACACCACTTTATCTTGTACAGCAGTGGTGTCTCAGCTGAGCATCATGGAAAACACATCCGCGCGTGCTGGTATTCGACACCGCGCCCGCAAGCTTCTGAAACTGATTGCAGCCGCTTCGACGCGTCCATCCACCGTGCCCTCCATCTTATCGAACACTCGATAATGAGACGGTTCGGCAGCGACGCTCAGCCTGGCGTAATCTGTCCGACGCTCACTCAACTCTACGGCTTGACAATACGATCATCGGGCCGCACTCCCCATTTTGTTCGGTTCTCGCTTGATGGTACAAGAGCTTCTGGCTTGCCAGACACCTCTGTCGGCAACTCCCTCATCAACGGCCTTATGCATGTCTGGGCGCATTGTGAGACGTGGCGCGTGCTGCCTGGTGACCTTCTTTGCGCTCTGAGCGACCCCACTAGCCCACCCTCCCACCGCTATCGGTGTGCAGTGTGTGGTGATGACAATTATGCCGTCATGTCGGCGGACTGTCCTAGTGTGGCTTTTCCGGCCTTGTTCGTTTCGCTGGGTTTCCGGCCCAAGATGCATTTTCGTGACACCATCGACGACGTCTCTTACTGTTCGTCGCTGTTTTGGCCTACCGCGACGTCGCGCGTTCTTGGGCCAATGCCCGGCCGGCAAATTGCCAAAGCTGGCTGGACGCACGTTCAATTGCATCAGAAACGCGTCCCCGATAATGTCACCAGCGGCCGTTGGGCTAGAGGTGTGTCCCTGGGGGCCGTTCGAGACAGCGCCTTTGTCCCTGTTTTGTCTGCATATCATCAGGCCACTCTTGAGCTGTCAGCTCAGTATG